AGCTAATAAAATAAGGGCTTACAGGGTATTCTGTAAGCCCTTATTTTTGTTTGACATCATAAAGTCTTGTGTGGTTTGACATCATTTTGACATCAGAATATTTTAGAGATGCGCTCCACGATGTCATCCTCCATCTTAGGAGTGACATGTGAATAGGTGTCCATTGTTTCTTGAAATGAAGCATGCCCTAGACGTTCCTGTATGGCTTTCATATTTGCCCCATTTTCGATGAGAAGAGTGGCGTGGGTATGTCTTGTGCCGTGCATTGTAAAAGAGGGCTTACCAATTAAATTAGCGTACTTCTTGCATAACTTACTAACTTCATCAGGGCAGCGAGGGTTGCCTTTAATACCAGGGAATACTAGATTATTATTAATCCAGTTCATGGTCTTAATTCTGCGCTTATCTATGACTATCTTATGTTTCATAAGTTCTTGGAGTGTGTCTGTATCAATGGCTATTATCCGTTTTGATGATATGGTCTTAGTTGTATTTGATATAACTGCAGTTGATCCGATTTTGAGCGCTGTTTGTGAAATGGATATGGTCGATTTCTTAAAGTCGATGTCAGACCATCTTAGGCCTAATAATTCAGAGCGTCGCATGCCGGTTGCAAATGCTAATTTAAAGAGTGTATGATGCTCAGAGTTAGATATATTAGATAAGAATCTCTTAACTTCATCTGCAGACAACGTTACCATATGGCGGACTTTAACCTGCTTTGGCCGATCTATGTTTTTCATGTAATTTTTAGGGATGATATCATCTTTCACTGCTTGCTCTAAGATAGAGCCTAGAATTGTCATCGTATAGGAGATAGTTCTTGATGATAATCCGTCCATCGACTCAAAGACATAGCGTAATGTATTAGGTTTAATTTCTGATAGCTTTACACCGCCAATTTTATCTCGAATATAGCGATTTATGATTCCTGTATAACTTTGGTAGGTAGATGGCGTTATGGTCTTTTCTTTTAGTTGCAACCAAATATTAATCCAGGTGTTTAAGGAAATCGTATCATCGAAATTGGCACATGATTGATTGGCATTTACGTATTTCTCCATAGCTTCCATAGCAGCTTTCCTGGTACTGCCGTAAAAGTATTTTCGCCTACCGTTTATCATCTTGGATACTTGGTAGCGACCGTCGGCTCGTTTTTTAGCCATAAAAATAACCTCCTTGGCTTAAATTTGAGTATAAGAAATAAGCCTTAGAGGATTTATGTGATATAATAATATTGGAGTAAAAATGAAATACCTTTTCTCTAAGGCTAGGTATGTAGTTTTTAGTAGCCCTCACTGTAGTGAGGGCTTATTTTTATGTAATTATTTTCCTGGTATTTAGGTGCCAATCATTAGGGAACCCTAGTTTAGATAATATATCGTTTATATGGATAGATTCGAACTTTGGTGCTAATTTCTTTATTAACTTTAATACCGAATTATGTAATGTTGCGTATTCAATGCGACTTAAGAAACATTGTAACGAAAGAAATACAGAATAAGTGGTGTTCCTTGGTGTATTTGATGTAATACCATATTTAGTGTGTAATGGCGCCCAATAACGATCATCTGAAGGGCAAAGATGCCCAATTAAACGGTTACCATGCGCACAAACATTTCGGATACTATGAATATTTTTTACAAAACTTATCATGGTAGCGGGAGTAAACTGTCCAGGGGTTGTGATATGTTCGGATATAAAGCTTATACAATCTCGTGCTACTTTATTTTGTACTGATGCGGTAGAGTTAGATAATAGATATCTAAATGTTCCAAACTCGATATAGCTAGATAAAACCCACATAGGAACTTTTTGATAATTATTTATATAGTGATAAATACTAGAATTTTTATAATAGGGACAGTTATATTTAATTAGCGTTTTAGATAGTTTGGATATAGTCTCTACACTTTCTAAACGTCTGGCAGGAGCATAGCAATTAATATCTAAATATGGGTAAGGCATATCGGCATAGGTTTCAGAAAAACGATGAGAAAATAATGCTTTTAAATGGGTTTCCGCACTAAGAATAGCATTTAACAGTTCTTGTTTTAATTCTTTTTCAAACCTATAAAGCTTTGCAATTTCATCAAATGTAGTATTTGACGTATAGTTATCATTGTTATCTCTTGGAAAAAAGTTAGCATACCCATTTATGATATTGTAATAGTTTTGGCTTAATAGATATGCTTTTGCTTTATCAATATCATTAATGATAAGTTTTCTATCAAGAAGTATTTGAATTTGATCATCTATCGTTTTGAATTCTTTCAAAAGAAAAAGCCCTCCTCAATGAGGAAGGCTTTTCTCCGCATCGGGCCCCGTAGGGTGACCGACACTCTTCTGCTATCCTCATTATATTAAAATAACTTCACAAAAGTCAACAAATTTACACATAAATACACATAAATTTATATTGAAATGCTAAAATACAGAATCTAATACGTTGTCATACCAGTGCTTTTTCTTTTCTTTTTTAGGCTGCTCTTGCTGAATATCTTCAGAATACGTTCTGTGCATTTCGTTGGCTGCTTGCCATTTTGCCAATGCGTTTTTAGTACCTTCATCGACTTTGTGTAAATCGGCCGCCTGTTCTTTTGTCATGCTGATAGTACGATCAAGATATTCTTGTTCGTCTAGTAATTCCGTGCTCCCGTCATCGTAATGCACTAGCACCTTTGGACCGTCTAAAGCCTTAAATTCGTCATGAGATACTTCAGTCCTAGAAAAGCCGGTTGCTGCAACTAAGGCAAATATAGTAGTAATTAATAAAGTCTTTTTCATTTTTAAATCTCCCTTTATAAATCCCCTTATAACGCTGATAAATAATGGTGGTAGAAATCTATATTTTCCAGTTCAGAGTCTTCAACGTTACTCCTGCGGACCATCTGTTCGACAAGGTCCACGTGTTTATCCAAGTAAAAGTCATCATTAATAATATGAATTAATTCATGCTTAATTTCCTCCCTCATGCGATCATGGGGGAGATTTTTATTTATGTAGATATTATGGGTATCCACATCTTCACATTCCTCCGACACAGCGTTGGCATGTGGTAAATCACAGTAAATTACATTAACTACCAAATTAACACTCTCCCTTATATACTATTTATTTTTTAATTTTAATAGTTCTATATATTCAACTGCTTTCTCCATATCCTCCTTACTAATATCTTTTGCTGCAGAGAATAGCATGCGGGCCCCTGGGCGTGTACGCAAGTATTCGGCGAATTCAGCAGCTTCTTTATCTAGGTAATATTCCTCTTCAGTTTTATTATTTGCTCTAGATTTATCGCCTACATCAGCGAAGAATTCAAGTGCACGTTCGCCGAGTTGATCTTGTTCATCTGGATCAGTTAATAATTCATCTAACGACATATTCATCCCGTCCGCTAATTTGTTTAAAGTTCTAATAGAAGGAATAATTGGTTTCTTTGTTCTAGAATTTTTATTATTTTCTAGCATTGACAAGTATTGTTTAGTCAAACCGGTTTTTGCTGATAGTTCTTCTAATGTTAAATTATTATCTTCTCTATATTTTTTTATGGCTTCTCCTAATGACATCGTAGAATCCTCCTTTCTTGATAAGTAAAGTTTACATTATAAAAACTTTTTTGTAAAGCATGCTTGACAATTGTTTTTTGATAAAGTATACTAAAGATGTCAAGCGGGCTTGACAACTGAAATGAAGAAAGGAGGACGTATGAATAAGCTTAGAGAATGTAGGATTAATAAAAATATAACTCAAGAAGAGCTTTCTAGGATATCTGGTATTTCTAGGACTACTATTGTTAATATTGAAGCCGGAAAGCTTAAGTTTATCCGCTCTGACACAATGGATGCACTATCAGAAGCTCTTAATGTTCCTGTTCCTACATTATTTTTTTAATTTAAAAGTAAAGCGCGCTTTACTTGCGACAAAAGGCGCGATATGCGAACAATTTATTAACACAGAAAGGAGGAGAGATGAATCAAAGAAGTAGTTTTGTTGTCAACACAATTCGACAATAAAAAATACTACGTAATAGACCTGAACGGTAATCTATCACGTAGCATCAAAGATGGATTGATATTTTTAAGTCGGGACGATGCAGATATGTATATACCTGGCATTGAGTCGAAATTAAAAATAGTTTTAGACGGGGCTGCAAATCTTGTTAATGCAGAATCAATTAATCTTATGAGTATAATTTCTGACACACTTTTCGAGCGCATATCGTGCTCTGGAAATAATAATTAATGCCTCAATAGTTGATTGATAAGTATCATTACTTAGGTATTTGGGTGTATGTGCTTTGGGATTCCTGTATAGATAAACAATTGCATTTAGCAACGAACGGAGACCATTGTGATCTGATTTTTCATCATCAGTTTGAAATTTATTCATAACGATTATCGGATTCGAACCTTCAAAACATCGATTTACTAGAGTACTCCCATCTAAATCTAATCCTGATATAGAGCGCAATTCTGCTAATAGGCATTTACAAGATTCAAATATCAAATGGAATAGATTTTCTGAAATAATTTCAGGTCTACAGAACGCAAGTATCTGAGGATGAATTGAAAATCTATGCAGATCTGCTTTCAATCGACTTACAACCTCGGTAGCCTCGTCTAGCGTTGTTGCAGGGGTTACTTTTATTACCTTTCCTGTAGGAAGAAGTTTAAGCCCGATAAAACTTAAAAGTGTATTTAATGAATCTAATGCATCAGTAAAATCATTTTGTCTTTCTACGAAGAGTGACGGAGACATAATGTATTCAATTATTTTTATCATTGGATCGTAGGAATTGTTCTTATTACATTCATTAGCGACTCCATTATAAATACGTTTCCATTTTGTATCGATATCAGTAAGTTCACAGTTAATACCTAAATTAGCAAACATTATTGTTATTTCTTGTCCAGTTAATAACTCACCTAGTATTTTACAAATTTTTGTGATTTGTAAACTATTCATTTATATCACTCCCTTTCATCAAAATTATACATGAACGGGAGGTGAAGATAAATATTTAATTAACAAAGGAGAAAATATGTACAACACAAACAACTGATTTAACTCTACGGTTAAAAACTCATAAATTGGCAAAACATATAAGCCACCAACAAAGTTAGTGGCAGTAGCGAGGGGCATTAAATGAAAGAGGAAAAACATATTAAAATACTCCGCCAACAGCTGGAACTATTGACGGAGTTGCAAAAACAAGTGGATGATCCAAAAATAATCATGGAGTTATCTGACAAAATAATTGTGTTATCTGATGCACTAACTAATCTAGAAGAATCACAAAATAATAAATTATCTGTTTGGAAAGACGCATCATTAATTTATCAATTAGCCTTATCAATTCAAAATAAATGTGCAAAAGATATAGATGAATTATTTGCTCTGAGCAGTGACAAAAGCAAATAGCATCTGCATAACTGCGATAGCAATATGTTGATGCTTGTGGAGTACATTAGAAAATTTTGATAATAGACCTTTTTGCACGGGGATATCATTACTTAAGTTTGTTTCTAGCAAATGGAGCATTTTTCTAAACGCTTCTTTTTCTTCCATAGATATATTTTTGTCATTGTCAATTAGATTTGAAATTGAATTTATGGATTGATCTATAGAAATTGAAATATTTTCTTGTGAACCAATTATAGAATTTCCATTTATAGTGCCAATGTTAAATATATTGGTTGCATTAGAGCGTTTATGAGCACGCTGATAGTCTGTTTCATATTTTAAAATGGCGCCATCAGTCATTCCCAAAGGTTTTACATCTATAACATGGTAGTTCTTTTTGTTATGAACCAAGATATCGCCTTCTATTATATCTGAAAATTCTAATGTTTGAATGGAGTTTGGATATTTACTAGAACAGAAAAATCCATACACTTTGTCAGCGATTACTTTATTATTTCGTATTACAGTAAATAATTCAGACATATTTTTAAATGGGGCAACCGGCATTTTGAATTTCATTATAATCACCTCCTTTCAAGGTGATTATACAAACAATTATTTAAGAATACACAAAATATTCATGAAAATTTTATGAACATCTGTAAAGAAGATATAAAGGAGGATTATTGTGGACAGGAATAAATTATGTATAACAGTCGCTGAAGCTGCTGAACTAGCAAGCGTCCCCCAAGATGTAATTCGCCAATGGGCGGCTGACTTTGATTTTCCGTCGATGAAGATAGGGGCCCGAGGTGGCAAACGATTAATTCATTTAGATTCGTTTAATGCATGGCTAGGTAAACGATGCCAAGCAAGAATAGGAGAGTAAAAATGAAAAAATTAGCAGGTATCATGCTGGGCACATGTTTTGTGATTTTAGAAGGCTCAGATGTACAAGGGTACGAGTTGCACTCATCGACTATGCTACTGTTGCTTTTATGCACTGTATCTGCAGTAGCTATTCTTTATAAATCATTTAAGGAGGATGAGCATTATGGAAGATATTGATGTAATCGGAGCGTTATTTATTTTAGTATTATCGGCTGTCAGCATTATGTTCTACGGTTGGTTGATTTGGATGTTGATACAATGAGACCTCCAGTTCGAACATGTACTAAATGTGGCGTTCGGTTGATTCCGTATACCTATAGCTACATTTATGACGAGATTAATCGTAAAGCAATTAGAGTATGCAAGCCTTGCCACGATGAACATATTCGTCGTAAAAGTAAAAATGCTCGCACTCACGGCAATGAGTAACGAGCACAAATTAAATTAACCTAGTTAAATTGTAACACATAAGGAGGCTACTATGCCAACTGTTAATAAAAATATAGATTTTGATTTCTTTAATAGAACGGGCCGGTACCCTCCAAAGATACGATTTAATGTGTGGGGTTCCGCGTGTGGGTTAAGTATGGATGCTTATAAAGCAATGGGAAAACCTATTGGCCTTAAGGTGGGAATTGATAAGGTAAACCATGTAATTCATGTGCTACCTATTTATAAAGAAAATATCAAAGGTGCTATTTATCCAAAATCACACGAACTTAAACGGTCAAAGGTAGTTATTTCAAGAGCTCGTATTGTTTTAGCCGGACTTAAAGAGTTAGGCATTACAAACAATCTTGAAGGTACCGTTAATGATAAGAACGGATCTGTTCAGTTACTATTTAAATTCTAAAGGAGAAAATATCATGGAAAATCAAAATATCTTAACAATTAAATTCAATGACACAGAAGATCTTGCACTTAAAATCGCAGAATGGAATGAAATTTTAAATCATCAATGCTGCGGCAGTTGCTCAGAAACTTCCGATACGCCAATTGTCGAAGTGCGACCTGCTAACGGTAAGAGCCTTGAACTTGCTGAAGAGGCGCTCAATGCAGAATTTAAAAAGTGTGTTGAACGCGAGCAGTCTGACAAGAAGGATATCAAAAAGGTTGCTAAAGAACAAACGTCTGATGATATTCCAGTGCAGCTATTAGACGCAGAACCTGTTGAACCAAAAGAAGAGCGGACGCCACAACAGGAAGAAATTGAGCCTAAAGATGCGCCTGCGCAGGAAGTTGAAAACACGTTAGATGTAACACCTGAACCTGTAGATAAAAAAGCCTTTTATAAAGAATTCCGTGCATGGATGGGCGAAGACGGGGTTAAAGCAAAAAAAGCACTTGCAATTTTTAGCAAGCATGGTGTTACTCGTCCGTCCAGCGACTCTTTGACAGATGATCTTATCACCGATTTAAAATCCATCATGGCAGAGGAGGCTTAAATATGGCTAAGCAACAATTTAAAAGCCAAGCAGACATATGTAAAAAGTCGCTAGACATATTACAAAAGGCAATTGAACTGGACCCTGGTAATGCTGAAGAATACCAAGCAGGTATAGCGTATACAGAGGATGTCATGAAAGCGTCCAATGCGATTGTAAAAGCCTTTGATGTGGTCGAGCCTCCTAAGTCAGCTACTCCTAAGGATAAAACGGAAGATGCTGCAAAGGAAGAAAAGCCAAAGCGTACTCGTAAGACTAAAACGGCTAAAGAACCTGCGCCAGTTGATAGCAAACCAACTATAGATGAAATGCAACCAACGGCTGAGCCTAGTGTAGAAGAAAATTCGAACATCTTTTCCATGTTCGACGATTAAGGCGGTGGCGTTCTGTGGAAACTGTGTCTAGTTTATACATCCGTAAAATGTTCGATAGCATCATAATTGAAAAACATTATGATGCTGCTTACACAACAATTCACCATTGCGATTGCAATCATACATTTGGTGGTACATGGAATCGCAAATATAGCATGGGCTGCGGATATTATACAGGTGCGAAATATTATGTTTGTCCTAATTGTGGAACTCGCTCCGAACCATATGTTCATAAAGTAGTAATTGCATCTGATGATGAGGAACTATTTCCTAAAGAAATGTTTTTTGAAGTCGTTAATTGCAAAGACTTTCTCGATCTTCGTATTAAATATAAAGGAATCCAGCTATTTTGGGATGGAACATCTGAAGATGGCTCTTATAAAGAAGTCCTGCGTTTTGATTTCAAAGCCAGAAAAGCTTTTTATATCGATGAAGATAAGAGAAAACATGAGCTCACAGTCGAGTATATTCGTGAGTATGATAATCCGATTATGCCAATTTTAAAATACATAGGGAAATCGTATGCAGTACATGGAGTTAATAAAGAACATTTGGCCAAACTCTTCAAAAGCCTGCGCCTAATATTTGAAAAGCGCTTAACAGAACAGTGTGGATATAAAGTAAAAGATGTTTATATTCCGCACTCGATTAGTGAATATGGCGGATATGGAATTTCTATGTTGGTTAATATGATCTTAAAGCTTAGAGCTCCTGATATGCCTGCTGTCACTAAAATTATTAAAAGCAACATTAAATGGACTCCACGCTATTGGATGGGTTCCATAAGAGATCTACATTTTGATGATTCGATTTTAACTATGACTAAAAAGGGGACCGGATTCTTAGAAGCATTGCGAATTTATCATCGAGCTCCTGATAGTAAATTATTGCGTAGCATGATGGTTAATGACCCTATGATTGTTAAGTTATCATATATGCTGAATGTTTTTAAAGACGAAAATAATCGAAGGACAATATTGACGCTTAATCGAGACAAAGGGTTCGATGATGTATCTGCAAAAATAATTAATGCAGCTCATTTAGATGAGAATATGGGCGTTAGGACTGAAAAAATACTTAATATGTGGATTGGCCTTTCCAAACGATATGGCGAACGAAATTTATTGCGGTATTTGTTAAATGTCACTGCATCAGATATCAGGGATATTGTTAATATGTACAGTCAAATAAATGGTAAGTATATAGCTCAAGTTTGGGATACTAATTGCAAGCTAAAAGACTTCCATGATGTTGTAGTTAATATTTATAACAAACAAGAGTATGGCGATGTAATGCTTCCGGAAGTCCCTCAGCTACAAGCTGATGTAAACGGAATGCACTTCATGGTACCTAAGACTGCAGCTGATTTAATGACTGTAGGTAAACGGTTAAAAAATTGCGTCGGATCATACCGAGATAGAGTCATGAAAGGGACTACTGCAATAGTGGTAGTCACTGACGATGCAATGAAACCGGTCGCATGCCTAGAATTGAACAATAAAGGTAAAAAGAAAGGCCGTCAAATATTCGACTTAGTGCAGGCGAAGCTCTTCGCTAATGAAGAACTAAAAAAGAATGCTCAAATTAATTCGACAGTAATGCAATGGGCCAATCAATTACAGATTGAGCCGCACACCATCGATGTGGATGCCACTGTTGTATAGGAGAATGATATGAAACTCACAAAATTAGAATTACTAAATTTTAAAGGGCTAAAGTCCTTTGCCATAAATCTTAATGGCGATGTTGTAATCCGTGGCGATAATGCTACTGGTAAAACGACTGTATTTGACTCTGTGTGTTGGTTGCTATTTGGCAAAGATAGTTTGGATAGAGCTGATTTTGAGATCAAAACATTGGATGGTGGTGAACCTATCCATAAAGTCAATCACGAAGTAACAGGAACCTTTACATTAGATGAAGGCGGGACTGTTGAGCTCAAACGTGTATACCGTGAAAAGTACTCATCCCCTCGTGGTGGCGAAGTTACCCTCACAGGTCATACGACAGATTATTTTGTCGATGGTGTGCCTAAGAAAGAAAAAGAATACAAAGAAATAGTTAGTTCGCTTGTCGATGAAAGCATCTTCAAATTAATTACTAACCCTTTATATTTCAATGAGACGTACTCCTGGCAAAATCGTCGGAAGCTGCTCCTTGAAATGTGTGGCGACATTGACGATGCTGCTGTAATCAATAGTCGTGAAGACTTAAAACGATTAGCAGAGTTATTAGATGGACGCACAGTTGATGATCAACGCAAAGTGATTGCCAGCAAGAAAACAGCTATTAATAAAGAACTGGATATGATTCCGGTTCGTATTGATGAAGCTGTGCGAAATAAACCTGAAGTTATGGCTGATAAAGATAAACTAATCAGTGATATTAAAACTTTATCAACTGGCATTGATGATGTTGAAAAACAAAAGGCCATTATTCAAAACGGTTTTAGCGCCACAGAAAAGCAGGCTAAAATTCGTGATATTAATCGTCAATTAGACGTCAGACGTTCAGACATACTATCCGATTACCATAAACGCAAACAACATTTGCGCAGCGAATACGAAACGGCACTATCTAAATTAAAGGCGACTGAAGCTGAAAGAGATAGATGCATGGATAGAAGCAACGAGCTTGATAAAGAAATTGGGCGAGAAGCCAAACGCATCGAAACTCTAACATCTGAATTCGACACATTTAACACTCAGCAGTTTAGTAAAGAGACTTGCCCTACTTGCGGACAACAACTACCGGCGGATAAGCAGGAAGAACTCGAGGCAAAATTCAACGCTAATAAATCTAAAAAGCTTGAGGAATGGAAAGGCCTTATCGATAGTGCTGCTAAGCTAAAAGAAAACTATGAAGAGCAACAAAAAACTATGGTGCTGAAAGCTGACGGCTTAATTGATGACATTACCCTACAAAGCAAGGAGCGCGATGTTAAACGTGAAGAATATGAATCGTATTCTGAACCTAATGTCGAAGATGATCCTACGTATGCTGACTTAAAAGCACAATTATTCTTGCTCGAGATTGAAGAGGAACCAGGAGCAGACACTGAAGAGATTGCAAGACTTGATAGTGAATTTTCCTCTTTGAAATCTAAAAAAGCAAATCTCGAGACTGAATTAAATAAATTCAAATTGATTGATGACATTGAAAATCGTGTTATTGAATTAGAAAATCAACAACAAAAACTTGTTGCCGAAAAGAATCAACTTGATGAAGCCTCTTATTTGATGGATGAATTCGTAAAAGCCAAAGTGAATATGCTGGAAGAAAGTATTAATGCAAGGTTTAAATTAGCGCGGTTCAAGATGTTTAACGTCATGTTAAATGGCAATGTTGAAGAATGTTGTGAAACCACCTATAAAGGGGTGCCATACCGCAGCATGAACAACGCAGCACGTATTAATGTAGGCTTAGATATCATTAATGCATTGACTAGCTATTTCAAAGTTAATGCTCCGGTGTTCATCGATAATGCGGAAGCCGTTACTGACTTTATCCAGGTTAATAGCCAAACAATTAAATTGATCGTTGATGAATCAGAACCTCAACTGGTTGTTAAGGAGGTATAGGTATGACTGATTTACAGATTTTTAAAAATGATACATTTGGCCAAGTTCGTATTTTAGAAAAAGATAACGAATTATGGTTTGTTGCAAAAGATGTCGCTGATACGCTCGGGTACCAAAACGGTAGTCGAGATGTAAACCGACATACTGATGAAGAAGATAGAACAAAGACAATGGTGTTTGATGGCAATCAAAATAAAGAAACGATTTTGATTAATGAAAGCGGACTTTATTCCCTGGTACTATCTAGCAAATTACCAACGGCAAAACAATTCAAACGTTGGGTCACCTATGAAGTGATTCCTCAAATTCGTAAGACTGGTGCTTATAGCATGAATATTCCCAAGTCGTTGCCTGAAGCTCTTAGAGCTTACGCCAACGAGGTGGAGTCGCACAATGCTACCAAAGCTATCGTTGCTCAACAGGAGCAACAGATAGCAGAATTTAAACCGGTTAAGGATTACGTTGATAAAATCTTATCTAGTAAATCCTGCTTAACAATTACTCAGATTGCCGCTGACTACGGTATGAGTGCTCAAGAACTAAATAAAATCTTACATGAAGCTGGTCTACAACGTAAGGTGGGGGATCAATGGATCCTCTACAAGCAGCATATGTCAAAAGGCTTTACTAAATCCGAAACCTTTACGTTCTGCAGAAGCGATGGTCGCTTAGACTCTAAAATCACAACTAAATGGACTCAAAAGGGCCGTTTAGAAATTCATAATATTTTATCCAAATTAGATATCCACGCTGTATGCGAAAACGTGGCATAGGAGGTACATAATGGGTGAAGTAACAAAAGCACAAACTCAAACACCATCTCTTAAAACTATGGTGTCTAGTGAGTCAGTAAAGAAACGTTTTAACGAAATCTTAGGCAAAAAATCAGCAGCCTTTGTATCCAGTTTGATTTCTGTATCTAATAATAATGAACTTTTATCGAAAGCAGACCCTACTACAGTTATTACTGCAGGTGTGATGGCGGCTACTTTGGATCTTCCGATTAATCAAAACCTGGGGTTTGCCTATATTGTTCCTTTCTACAACAGTAAAAAGAAAATTAATGAAGCTCAATTTCAAATGGGTTACAAAGGGTATATCCAGTTGGCCATCCGCACAGGTCAATATAAGACTATTAATGCTAGTGAAATTTATGAAGGCGAAATTAAACACCATAACAAACTTACTGGCGAGTTCGAATTAGGCGAGCGAACTGGTGATAATGTAGTTGGCTACATCGCTTATTTCAAACTCATTGATGGCTTTGAAAAGTATTTATATATGTCTAAAGAAGACGCTGAAGCACACGCTATAAAGTACTCCCAAACATACAAAAAGGGCTTTGGCCTTTGGAAAACTGACTTTGACGCCATGGCCATAAAAACAGTACTCAAACGTTTGTTAAGTAAATATGGAATTCTATCAGTCGAAATGCAGAACATGGCTAATGCAATCTCTGCAGATGGCGCCGTCATTCGTGATAATAATGGCGAACTCACCCCTGATTTCGAAGGTGAAACTATCGATGTTCAATCAGATGTGGCAGAAACCATCGCTAATAATGCAAATTCTGAAGCCATTGACATAGAACCTGGTCCTGCCAGTGAGTTTGTTAATCCTGAAACTGGCGAAGCAGTCAATATGTTTGGTGATTAATTGTGATTAGTATTCAAGCATTCGGTAGTAGCTCGAAAGGGAACTGCTACCGAATCAAAACCTCAACCAATGGTGATGAACTGCTACTGGATGCAGGATTATCATTTAAAGAAATTCAAAGGTATTGTCGCTTTAACTTTCTACACCTATGTGGCACGTTGCTCACACATCAACATGGAGACCATAGCAAGGCCGTAAATGATCTATTAAAGCTAGGTCATCGTGTATATATGCTAAAAGATACTGCAGATGCATTATATGTAACAGGGAACCATAAAGTCATATATATTACACCTAAGGTTCAATTTACGATAGGCAATTTCAGTATTTTGCCTTTTGAATTAGAACATGACGTTCCTAATGTTGGCTTTTTAATTTTTGATGGCGAGGAAAAACTCCTCTACATTACAGATACCTATTACTGCCGATATACGTTCAAAGATGTTGATCATATCATGGTTGAATGTAACCATTCCTATGAAATCTTAAACCAACAAGTAGATGCTGGTTATTTAGACGAAAAACGAATGGAACGATTAATTCAATCTCACTTTTCACTAGAAAACGTTATTAAATTCCTCAAATCGATGGACCTAACTAAGTGTCAAGACATACGGCTACTACATTTATCTGACAGCAACTCAGATGCAGAAATATTTAAACAAGCTGTTCAAGCTGCTACTGGCAAATTAGTAGTCGTAGAACAAGAAAGGAGTTCCTTATGATTATTAAATCAATTCAAATTAAAGATAACGACATCAGTATTGCCTATCAGAAACCATCTGCCACAGGCCTTACGGATGTATTTACACTAAAATCTAAAGATGATCCACGTCCTGAACTTCTGCAAGCATTCAGTAAACTGCAGTCTATTGTGAAGAAGAATTTTGAATTTCTGGAAGAATTTAAAATTCCATTTTTGGTAAATACATTTAAGTTTAAGTATGGCGACATTGAAGGTCTTATTAACCAGGTTGGTGTTGAAGGTATCGTGTCTGATATGAACACACCTAACGAATTTAAGTTCAAAACAGACTGGTTAAATGTTGAATATGCAGACTCTACATTTGCTATCTCAGTTCAAGATTTAATCGATGAATGTATTAAGTTCATTATGGGACGTCGAGCCCAGGATAGTTTATTTAACGACAATGAAGAGTGATAGAAATGGCGAAAAACCAATCATACTACTTTAGTCATGATATCAATGCGAGCAATGATCCTAAAATCGCTGCTATGATTTCAGAATTGGGAATGATTTCATATGCTTGGTGGTGGATACTGATTGAAAAGTTAGCCGCAGCAGATGACTATAAACTGCCACTAAAAAAATATACATTCGTCGCTTTGGATAATGAATTAAAGATGAATGATGAACAAATTTTAACAAGTGTTCAACAAGTGTTCAACAAAAATCAACACGTGTTGGAACAAAATTCAATGTGTTCATTTTGTTCATTTTTGTTAATTTATTTGTTGATTCATGACTACGAATTATTGGACTGTGATGACGAATATTTTTGGTCACCAAGCTTAATTCGAAGATTTGAATTTAAAAAGGTGAAAGAGGAAACTATCCGCGAAAAACGTAGGTTGGCAGGCCTTAAAAGTGCGGAATCTCGAAAGGCAAAAAAACAAAATTTAACACATGTTCAACAAAATTTAACACATGTTCAACAAAATCAACTAATAAAAGAAAAGAAAAGAAAAGAAAATAATATAGAGAGATATACGCGCGCGTGTAAAGATGAAAATCCTCTATCTATGTTTGAAGATGAAGAAGTAAAAAATAAACCCATTTACGAATTGTATATGAAATCAATTGGAGTTGTATCACCTACTATTAAAGGGCGGTTAGATGATCTAGTTGAATCATATGGCAAAGAACGAGTCATTGTTGCTATTAATACCACAGCGGATAATGGCGGTAATAGTATCAAGTATGTTGAAACTGTCACGGCAGGGAATCTAAAGCAGGAGGTGCAAAAGGATTTTGGAGCAAGCAAATGTAACAGCAATGCTAGAGGCGTGTCTCGAAAAAATTCGAGAAAGGACGAAGACGTCGACTGGGAAAAGGAATATCAAAGAGTCCACGGTAAAAAATGAGTTCTTTTACCCGGTCTATGATGAACCAGTAGTCATTCAAACTAACGTTAACACCACCTATGCTGCAGTTGGAATCCCTAAGCGCTATTATGATATGGATTTTGACTGGTTACGCAAACACGGTAGCTTTCCAAAAGAGAACGCTGAAGCTTATGACGTGGTTAAGAAGTACTCTGATAATTTGAAAACTAATCTTGATTCCGGTAAGGGCCTCATATTAAGGGGCCCAGCTGGTACCGGCAAGACATCGATTGCGGTAAGTATCCTAAAACAGGCTATGGAGTTAGGTAAAGGGTGTCTAATGATTTCAATGCCTAATCTATTAGATACCATGCTCACTTTGTCTAAAGGTGATAATGTGGCTTATCTAAGATTTGAGCAAAAACTGCGGAATATCCCATTGCTATTGCTCGATGACTTTGGTGCGGAATATTCCAAGTCTGATTGGGTACCATCCAAAGTTGAAAGCATCATTATTGATCGCTATAACCGGATGAAACCTATCATTCTTACGACGAACTATAGTGATGCCTGGACTGAAAAGAATTATAGTCAACGGGTGTATGACCGCCTACGCGGTGAATATGCTGTGGCTATATTCAATGGAGAGTCTCACCGATGAGAATCATATTACGATGTCAGTTTAGATTTCGGAAGAAAACTCATGACCGGTTTCCGACATTGAATGAGTATATCGATTGTGAACGTGGATCAACTATAGCTGCGGCAGCCATGAAGAAGAAATGTACTGAGCAGGTTCGCATACAATGTGAAGAGCAAAATATACCGGCTATAAGTGGAAAAGTGGACCTGCTGTTTGAATGGCATTCATCAACCAGGCATGATCCTGACAATGTGGCATTTGCTAAGAAGTTCATTCTTGATGGGCTGCAGTTAGCAGGGGTGCTAGAAAACGACAATCGAAAGTTCATCGGAACTATGGCTGATGAGATTATTCAGGATGATGAAGACTATGTAATCTTACACATCACGAAAAATATGGGTATATTTCTGTAGCCGTGAATGGCTATAATTTTCAAAATTTTATACATAGGATGAAATTTTATTGCTTTTATAATAAAAACCCCTTATGCGATAATTTTTAAATGCGATACAGGGCGTTTATTTAGACTGGAGGGAATTATGACGGTAGCGGAATTAATTAAGCAGTTAGAACGATATGATATGAAACAGACCGTAAGAGTATTTGATATTACTGTAGAAGCTTTGGTTGATATCGAGGAGGTCGCCGAGAATGTGGCTGGCGGTGATGTTGTGATTTGGTGTGAAGATTGAAGGGGTGATCGTATGAATAATAAAGAATTCACAGATGAACTATTCCAGAGAATGTATGATTACGGTTATAGGAAAGCGGAAATTGAAGGTGAAACACTATTTTTCTTCGTAGATGAAACAAAATATCTGCGTGCGTATTCTCCGTGTGTGCCTGTAAAATGCACATGCTTTGAGGAACGCAACCAATTGATAGATGTTGCTGAATATTTGGGTGTTGTGGATTGGACGAAAGTGCCTGTTGATACGCCTGTTATTGTTTGGGATAAATGTCCGGAAATTTCTCAAAGGCGATATTTTGCAAAATTTAAGCATGGGCAAATTTTCACGTGGAATGAAGGGACAACTTCGTGGAGCGCTTTTAGTAAAGATGCCTGCACGCCATGGCTTAACGGTAAGTTGGCGGAGTGTTGCAATGTTGTTGGGAGCGGGGATAACCATGAAAGATTACGATGAAATGGAAGATAAGCTCGATAGTAATAAAGCCTTGGAAATTAGGGAATACTATACAAGCCAAAGTGAATGCGATTTAGTAGAGACTACATTGGGGGTATATTATGCTAATTGAAGATAAGAATAAATGGTGTTGGGTAGATGTGGTTCATGGTAACGCAGGAATACCATGCAATACAATACAAGGTGCAATCGATAATTATTTTTTAGATGAGCCGGACAGAAAAGGAGCGACCATTGTAAAAATAGGACATCCTAATTATTGTATCCCGGAGGTTGATGCCAAATATGTAATCGAAGATATAATTAATCATCAAATTGACGATGAGATTGCTGAGTGGTCCGAAGATTATTTGACAGATGTTAAGAAAGAACATATCGATGAATTAAGCAAGGAACTAACAACGGTCTTTCGCAAATGGGAAAAGAAACATGGTTACGAAAACACAGGGTATGTAGTTTTAGAAACAAAATCGTACCCTGTTAATAGCAAAGGCAAACTTATTGTAGTGTAAATACTAATTATATTAATTATTTCTTATGAAGTTGGTATAAACAAATTCGGACTAAATCACAAAATCAATGATAAAGGAGGAAACATATTTGAATGAATGTGATATTGAAAAAATCACTAAGTTGGCCACAGAGGTGGCAACCAAAACTTACTATGAATTAGCCAAGCAAGAAAACGCTCAACTAGGTCGTAAACTTCGACACAATACGATCAAGTTATTGAAGCATTACAGTCAGCTGCAGTCATATGTCGATAATGCTATCTCGGATTCTACACAGGCCGAGGATATATGGCTCAATGAACTATTAGCTGATATGTTTGACGACAATAGCATAGTGAGGGTGAATGCCATCGTTAAGAGCAAGGAGAAAACAGCATTGATGATGAGGCATGTGAATAATATGCTAGATATCTATGCTGAGAAATGCAATGCAAAGCAATTCAAGTATTGCGAGTGCATGCGCAGGTATTATATTAATGGGGAAACGCTAGAGCAGATAGCGGACTCTTTTCCTGAAAAGCCAGATGTTCGTACCATCAAACGCTACATCGCTAGAGGAATTGAAGAACTATCCGTATTGCTCTGGGGGGTTATTGGGTTAAATACAAAAATAGCCTAATGAAATTGTCCCAAAACTGTCCTAGACGTGTCCTTCTTGACAATTTATAATGATAGTGTGAGTTAATAGGAAAACAAATACTCTATCTCTCAACGACACAGTGAAACCTAGAACACTAAAACGAAAAGACCACTTAATCTATACGGTTAGGTGGTCTTTTTATATGCAAATTTAAGGAGGCGAGGTGAATACGATTGACTGATGTGTATTGTGAAAAGCGAAGATGCTTAAACAATGTTAAGGGTTGGTGTAAAGCAAATGGAATTCACATTGATCATATGTGTAAATCATATGCGCCATCACATTCTTTAGTAAAAATAAAAACTGCAAAGGTACATAAGGAATGCGGTAAATATAAGCAGAATAAGAGTGTATTAAAGTAGCACGGCACCGTCACGAAGATGAGCTCCGTATGTCTCGTCGTAAAAATAAAAAAAATAAATTTAAATTATACCGAGTTTTGTTAAATTTTTGAGCAATTTTTTTGTGGGTCCTTCTAGCAAAAATTAAAAGCATGCGGTGGCCGAGACCCCAAAATTTGCCTAGATTTTAATTTTTTTATGGCCTTGCTAGTGATACAGGTAATGAAAGGAGGCTGATTGATAAGTGAAAATTACAGATGATTTGAAAACAGCAACAGCCTCTCAGTCGAACTTGGCAAAAGCACTTGGGCTCTCGCGTCAACGTGTTTCGCAACTGCTCCAAGAAGGGGTTTTAGCAACGGATGAAAAGAACCAAATTCTGGTTATCAAATCCGTTATCAATTATGTCAAATATAAGGGCCAATCTTCTGCTGAAGAGGAAAGCAGTTCCGATGATGCGATATTCGAGGTTGAAAAGGCCAAGAATGAACGTGCGAAACGCAAGATTGCTGAGTTGAAGCTAGCCAAAATGAACGGCGAAGTGTACTCAGCAGATACTGTAGAACAGGTTATGACAGAAATGCTTGTGAATTTGCGTACACAATTATTAGGATTGCCAACAAAACTGGCTCCACAATTACAGAATGTAACAAAAGAGGAAGCATATAACCTGTTAACTCAAGAAATCGAGGACAAATTATCAGAATTAAGTGAATATACGCCGTCATTATTCATGGATAGCGATGATGCAGATGAGGAGGAAGTGCGAAAATGACAATATTAGATTGCATGATGAAAGCCTTATCTGTTCGTGAGCTTCATGAAATACCAGGTGTATTAATGGATGTGTTGCTTGATCATAATAAACTAGAAAGATTAATTGCGAATATGAGTGGTTGTTATTCGTATTCTGGATTATTACAGGAATTTGAAGAAAAAGCAGCAGATAGAAAAAACTATATGCAAGACTATACGCCTCAAAGTGTTATGGGTATCGTAGCAGGTATATCCACTAATGGTTGTGTAAGAGATGTATGTGCTGGCATAGGCGGTCTTTCGCTAGCTAAGTATAAGAATAATCCAGATGTAGTATTACAGCTTGAGGAATATTCTAAAAATGCGATATGTTTTTTACTTTTTAATTTGGTAATGAACGGAGTACCTGCTGTTGTAATAGAACGAAATGTACTAACTCAAGAAAATATAGCGAAATATAAGGTGGAGATTAGTAATCAAGCGCCACAGATTATCAGAGAAGTATGTATAGATGAAGGTACATATAAGGCTGATACGATTATTAGTAATCCTCCATATAGTCTATCGTGGGTGCCTGTTAATGATGAACGTTTTGATGGGTATAAATTAGCACCAAAAAGTAAAGCAGATTATGCTTTTATTTTAGATGGTATTTATTCTCTTAAAAATAACGGGACAGCAGTGTATATTTTACCGCATGGTGTCTTATTCCGCGGACAAGCTGAAGGTGATATTCGTCAAAATTTGATTAAAAACAATTTGCTTGATGCGGTAATAGGATTACCATCTAATTTATTTACCAATACAGGGATACCTGTATGTATACTTGTATTTAAGAAAAATAGAGTAAA